GCGCAGCAAAATGTAATACTTTTGTTTGCAAAATTTATTGAAAACAAAAGTATTACATTTTGGACGCAAAAAAGCCCCTACAAACTGTAGGGGCTTTGTAAGCCTTTTGGCTTAGATTGGCTTGGAATTTGCCAATGCTTCAAAAATTGCTTTTAGTGCATTTTTGTTTGCTTTTGTCAACGATTCTACATCGTTTTCATTAAGTTTCAAAATTGCGCCGATTGCGTCAGCGTGTGCATCTTTTTTGATTACTGGCTCGCCAGTTTTGGAAACATAAGTTTTAGCTTTGTAAACTTTTTCGCGTGACAATTTTGCGACAACTGAACGAACAGTTTTGCCCAAAGTTTCAGCGATTGTTTCAACTGTCACGCCTGCGACATAATCGGCCACCATTTTGGTGGTTTGCTCGGGAGTGTAGTTTACAGTTTTTGCAGTCATTTTAAAATTCCTTTAGGTTTCAGTGTTTAAGCCTCTATTATAGCAGAAAATCAAGAACTGTCAATAACCTATTTTTTGTGGGGTTATTCCATCTTCTATTTTTTCCCTGCCAAGCCTAAATTATAACACAAAATTGTGTTGTATTTTAAACACACACAAAAAATATGTTATTAAAAAACGCTTGACACACGCGCAATTATACTAGTATAATTGGCGCCCCAAAAGTAATACTTTTGTTTGCAAAATGAAACTGCAAACAAAAATATTACATTTCGTTTTAGCCAAAATAAAAGCCCCGAAGGGCTTATTATTATTTTTTAGGCTTTATTTTATAATATACAATAATTGAAATAAATATTATATTAGCCGTATAATTAAATATCAACGGCCAATGCCATTTTGGGATAATATAAATAATTGTGAATAATTCACCCACGCCCCACATAATTAAAAATCCCCATGTTAATCCATTTGAATTTTTAGTTTTATAAGATTCTATTGCCTGCGGTAATCCACAAAATGCCAATAATATTGAACCAATCCAGCCAATATATTCCATGATAATCCTTTCAATAACCCCGAAGGGTTATTATATTATTTTGCAACAAAATTATTTTTAGTTTGAAAATCACGCCAATTATAAGGCTTGATATTATCGCGCCAATTACGCTTTTTAATAACCGCTTGCAATATAGGCAATTCAAAATCTCGCGCATCTTCTAATGCGGTATGCGGCTCTTTTACAAATTCACCATTAATAAACCCACAAACAATTTCCGCATTAGTTTGAAAAGTCATATTACCTTGTGCGGTAACTTTATTAAATGCGTGATTATCAAGGGCAAATTGTCGATAATCTTTTTTATTGCAAATATTACCGATTGCAGAGTGCCAAAGGCAAAAACTATCAGTAAAACCCGAAAGATCAATTCCAGTATTTTCGCATTTTGATTTATCAAAAGCCAGATTATAAGCCGTCAAAATAGGATTATATTTGCCAATGGCTTGATTAATCCATTTATTAATGGCATTAACAGAAGCCAACATTCTAGTGCCATTATCAAGCATATTAATATAATTTGCTTTGCGTTTTTCTAAACCCGAATAACCCCAAATATCATTTGCGGCTTTATCGTGGAATAACTCAAAATTACCATAATGGCCATTAACTAAAACCGCGCATTGATTATAAATTTTACCATTGCGATCAACGATAATAATGGCAAAATCAGCCACAGTATCTGAAATTGTGGTTTCAGTATCGAGAATTGCGAAGAATTGTTTTTTAGCCATTATGTGCTTTTCAGTGATTGAAGATTATATTATATCAGGTTTTCGGGATTGTGCAACAATTATTTAAAAAAGTTGTTGTAAATTCCCAACAAATTAGCAACAAAAAATGTTGCGTTCAAAACGCCCAAACTTTTATCACGTTTGACAAAAGCCACAATCAGCCAAGCCAAAGAACCAAAAGTAAACAAAACGTAACCGATTTGAAAACTTGCGTTTGCAACTGCAAACGCACCCAAAATACTTGCTACAGTACCGAACCAAGAAACAAAAGTAATCATTTTCTAGAAATCTCCATTGTGTGATAAAAATCTGGTTTAAGCCCATATTCTAACATGATTTTTTGCCAATTTTCGCCATGCCCACAAATTTTTTCTGATTCTCCGAATAGGTCAAAATCGGCTTGGTGTATAATTTCATGAGGCAAAATAACTGTAAACATTTGTTTGCGGTATTCTGCCGAATGTAAGAAAAATTTATAACCAATTTGCACAATTCTGTCTTCTTGGTGACACATTCCCGCAGTGCGATACAATCTTGCACACAAACGTATTACAGGCGGATTAAATTTGCATAATTTTGGGTACATTTCGCAAAGCGAATCCCAAATTGTCGCAGTTTCTGCAACCAATAAATTTTGAAGTGTTTTTCTGTCCATGCTGAAATTATACCCGAAAAATTCCAAAAACAGTGTTGTTTTTTAAACACACACAAAAAATAAGTTATTAAAAAAAGCTTGACACGCGCCAAAATTATATGTTATAATTTTGGCGCAAACTTGCAAACAAAAGTATTCATTTTTGTTTGCAAACCAAAGTGTTACATTGTTTCATGTGAAACAATAGGGGCAAAGCCCCTATTTTTAGTGTCCTTGTTTTGAGGGAATATAAACGCCCCGAATATTAAAACGATCACAAACCGCTTTTAAATAAGTGGCATTATCTTCATAAAATGTAAATTCTGCATATTTGAATGTAAGCAAATTAAAAAACTTAGCCAAGCCATTAATTTTTAATTTACCGCCTGAGATATTATCGCCATCTTTTCGTGAGATAATATAATCGGGTTCACCTAAAATCTCATTAATAAATGTAATATCAGGGGTATGCAAAACACGGGCAGTAGCAATAATGACATAACAATTTTCATCTGACAAATCAGCTTTATATTGTTCAGCCAATGGCAAAAGAGAATCGTCAAGTGCGCGATATTCATTTTCTCTCCAATATCCCAAATCTATTTTTTCGCCATTTTCATCTATAATAGTGCGGTATCTGTGCAAACTGCAAACGATAGTACCATCCATATCATAAATTGAAACCCGATTAATTTTAGCCATTTTTGAATCCTTGTTTAGTGTATGAATGAATTATACACGAAAAAACGCCCATACAACAATTATTTTTCATTTGTGCAAAAATACAACATAGGGAAAACTCCTAGCAAAAAATCCTTGACACGGCCCAATTATATGTGATATAATTGGCGCCTCAAAATGTAATACATTTGTTTTCAATTTTTTATGAAAACAAAAGTATTACATTCCAATTTGCGAATAAAACCAGTCGTCAAATTCTTCATCAGTCCAAACCCATGCAGGGCATGAATTCATGATAGCGTCATAATATGCACCCGACATATTGTAAATAGCATAGACCTTATTTTCTCTCATTTTGTCATCCAATTCAAAAGTGCAATTTTAGCATAAACAAATACAGCAAAGGCAATAGCCCAAAAAATAAATTCTAGCATTTTTTATTCCTCAGAAAAGAATTGTTCTAGTGCGCCCATGTATTCAGCCATGTTAGCAAATTGTAAACCATGACGATCACAGAATCTGTGAAAGCGTGAAATTTGTTGTTCAGTGTATTTGTTCATGAGTGTATTATATCACAAATAAATGTAGGGGCATAAAGCCCCTACAATCTATCAGGCTTTTTCAGCCTTGATAAAGTCTACAATCTTAGCGAGTGCAGTCTTGTTAGCCTTAGTCAACGAATCAGCATCAGCCTCAGACAAGCCCAAAGCCTCAGCAATAAAATCAGCGTGAGCATCTTTTTTCACAACAGCTTCACCAGTCTTAGTGGTGTAAGTCTTAGCCACATAAACTTTCTCGCGGGAAAGTTTAGCAACAACAGAGCGAACAGATTTTCCCAAAGCCTCAGCAATGGATTCAACAGTAGTGCCAGCTTGATAGTCAGCAACCATGCGGGCAGTTTGTTCAGCGGTATAGTTTACAGTTTTAGCAGTCATTTCATTTTCTCCAAGTTAATCAGGGTTTCATCACAAAAACAAAGTATAACACAAAAGGCAGGGCAATGCAAGCCGCAAAACCAAGTGCATCAAAAAATTCTTTTACAGTCATAGTGTCTTTCGTTGTCATGTGTTTAGTATAACACAGTTTAGCAGAAAAATTCAAGTGTGCAAAAATACAACATAGGGACAAACCCCTATAGACAGGGGCGGTTATTAGACCCACAATATAGACATTGCCGTGGGACCCACCCACATGCGGCCTATATGGGAATTTTTGGAAACACCTTACGGTGCGTATGGAATCCACGCCCAGTGTTACCCTAAACTGCATCAACCACATCAAAAAAATACTACTTGCCACCGTGCTGGCATTTGGTATATAATGTACCAAAAGGAGTCTGCTATGACACAAAACCTACCCGCAGAAGTATTAAAGATTGCCCCTGAAATGTTGGAAGTAGCCAATTGCTACCTGCAACTCAATGACCCGCGAGCGGTCGCAGCTGAACTTGACCTACCTGTTGAAACCGTCACCGAAATGTTAAAACGCCGTGAAGTCAAAAGTTATATCGACAGTGTGTTTTTCGATTCAGGCTACAACAACCGATTCTTAATGCGCCGTGCCATGGATGCCTTAATCAAGCAAAAGTTTGCCGAGCTTGAAGAGGCCGGAGCTGGCTCGCAAAAAGATATAAGTGAACTGCTTGCCTTATCACACAAGATGAGCATGGACTTGCTTGACAAGGAGATCCAACTGGAAAAAATCCGTAGTGGCACTGCACCGCAAAAGCAAGTAAACGTGCAAATCAATGAGGGCCTAGATGGCAGCAAGTATTCACAGCTAGTTCAAAGACTTATAACTGGAGAAGGCGTTTAATGTTAGAAACAATTTGTGAAGTAATGTTGGATGCTTACCAACGCAACTGGATTACCAGTCGCGATGGTAACTGTTCAATCCGTCACCACGACCGTGACCACTTCTATATTACGCCAAGTGGCGTGCGTAAGCAAACACTGCAGCCTGATCAATTTAAGAAGATTGGTATTGAAACGGGCTACTATGACCAGCCTCCTCGTTTATTCTACTCAAGTCGAGAATTAACTTATACTGATATTAGCGCCAACCTGAAGCCTAGTGGAGAACTTCCCCTACACTTTGGATTACAGCGTGAAATGGGTCAACATAGTAATGATGTGCGTGTGGTAGTACACGTACATCCCACATACTGTATTGCAGCTATGCATGCAGGAATTGATTTATCAACTGTGAGTTCTAGCTTTCCAGAATTAAATCGTTATACTCGTGTTGCGCCTAATGTAGGTGAAGTACCTCCTATCAGTCAAGAGTTGGCAGATGCTTGCCATCAAAACTTGGACCTAGATGCCAAAGGTAACTTAGCCTATGACATTGTGGGAATTGTGGGACATGGCGTGGTTGCGGTTGATACGTCACCATGGCGTGCCTATGAACACATTGAGCGACTAGAACACATTTGCAAGATTGTGCTTGCATCAGGAAACTACTAATGAAGCAAGTAAATGATTGTGACGTGTTTGATAGTATTGAACTAGCTGACCTCTGGTGCGTGGATAAACTTATCTTAGCCAAACGGTTGGGATACTACTGCGGTCCTGCTGGTGTAGCTCCGGTTCCTGGCACTTACATAGTGCGTCCAATCATGAACTTGCGAATGATGAGTTCGGGTGCATCAATTGAACAGCTTAGTGGTGACTCAATTCCAGACGGGTATTTTTGGTGTGAAGTGTTTTCAGGCAGACACCTAAGCTTTGACTACAACTATGGAGTACAAACACTGGCTGTAGAAGGCTTTCGTAAGTCAAGTCGCCTAGATCGTTTTAGTCACTGGACTCGTACTGAGGATGTGTTCACACTACCACCAATATTGCAGGAAATCGCTAGGCGCTATCCTTGGTTTAATGTTGAAGTCATTGGCGATAAGGTAATTGAAGCACACTTTCGTTACAACGACGACTTCCAAAATCATTCGGCCACTACCGTTGTTCCTGTTTGGCGTGATGAGTTCTACGAGTCGCCCGCTGGTGATCGACTTGGATTTATACTACTAGAAAGCAAAGATATTTAATGAGCTTAGTTATTTCACGGCCTGATGTTGACTGCGAAGTTATCACAGACTTTGCACCCCAACAGCGATTTATTAAACTGCCGATTACCAACTATTTAAAGCTGTTAGATATTTACGATACCATTAACAGACCCCAAGTTGCACTAATCAATGCAGTCAACGATCCCAAATACCGCTTTATTTGTGCTGCCCTTGCCCGCAGACTAGGCAAAACTTACATTGCCAACATTATTGGTCAGTTAGTAACACTTGTACCTGGATCGAATGTACTCATCATGAGTCCCAACTACAACTTGTCGGGTATCTCGTTTGAATTGCAACGTAAGTTAATCAAACACTTTGACCTTGAAGTTGCTCGCGACAACCTAAAAGACAAGATCATTGAACTTGAAAATGGAAGCACAATCCGCATGGGTTCGCTGTCAACAGTTGACTCCTGCGTTGGACGCAGCTATGACTTAATCATATTCGACGAAGCTGCACTTGGTTCGGATGGTGAAGCAGCCTTTAACGTTGCACTACGTCCGACTTTGGACAAGCCCAATTCAAAGGCTATTTTTATCTCGACGCCACGCGGTCGCAACAACTGGTTTAGTCAATTCTACAACCGCGGATTTAATCCTGAGTTTCCTGAGTGGGTTAGCCTACAAGCTGACTATTCGGAAAACACTCGCATGGCTGAATCAGATGTTGCAGAAGCTCGCAGGTCGATGAGCAAGGCTGAATTTGAACAAGAGTACCTTGCATCATTCACCGTGTTTGAGGGTCAAATTTATGCACTCTCAGAAGCATCAATCGAGCAAATGCCGTTTGACACACGCGGCGAAGCCATTGCTGGTTGCGACCCTGGATATCGTGATGCTACTGCATTTGTGGTAATTGTTTATGATTTTAACTCAGACTGCTTTTGGATTGTTGACGAGTACCTATACTCTGAACGCACTACTGCTGAGCACGCTTTAGCGTTTCAAGAACTATGTTCGAAGTGGGGCGTTGAAGTAATTTTCATTGACTCGGCTGCTGCACAATTTGCTGGTGACCTTGCCTATCAATACGATTTGTCAACCACCAAAGCCAAAAAAGATGTACTGCCTGGAATTGCCTATGTGCAAACTCTAGTAGCGCAAAATAGATTGAAAATTGCTCCACACTGTACAAATGTAATAGCTATGTTTGATCAGTATCGTTGGGATACCAAGGAAGGCCTACAGCGTGAGCGACCACTGCACGATGAGTATTCTCACATGGCTGACGCAGTTAGATACGCACTTTATACGTACACAGTCTAGGTAACAAAAATATTACCTTGACATTTTTATGGTATTAGGGTATAATACTAGATATTGCACAAGGCATGCCAAGAAACTTTTCCTGGCACAAGGGATTTAAATGACACAAGAACAATACAACACATTGCTACAAAAGGCTTTTGCCTCTGAGTATGCTTTTTACTTAAAAGCACAGAACTTTCACTGGAATGTAGAAGGTGCATTATTTCCACAATATCACGAATTCTTTGGCCATATCTATACCGAAGTTGGTGACAGCATTGACACATTTGCTGAACAACTACGTGCAGCACGAATTTATGCTCCTGCAGCGTTTACTGTGTTAGAAGAACTAAGTGACATACGTGGTCAAGCTGGAAATCCTGACGGCATGCAAATGACACAAGAATTGCTACTTGACTCAGACATGTTGTGTGAAATGTTTAAAACAGCTTTTGCAGCAGCAGAGGAGATGGGTGATCATGGCCTATCGAACTTTTTAGCAGATCGTCAAGATGCACACCGCAAACACAGTTGGATGTTGCGCTCAACATTAAAGTAAATGGCAAAAAATACAAACAAACGGATACCAGTAAAATGGGTACGTGATCGAGCTAAAGCAGCTTATGAAAAGCAAGACCACTGCTGTATCTGTGATACTGGCGTTGATCTTGAATTACATCACCTACACTCCGTTACCATACTGTTGGAAAGATGGGCTGAACGCAAAGGCTATGACATTTCTACTGATGATGGTATTTTAGCTGTAAGAGACGAGTTTATTGCAGAACATCACGACGAGCTATATGTGCAGGTTTACACCCTTTGTAACCCTCACCACGTTGCGCTTCATGGTGTTTACGGTAAAGCTCCTCGCCCTGGTTCAGAACCGAAACAGGCTCGATGGATCGAGATACAACGCGAAAAATTCCTAAATGGTGGCCGTGCTGTACCCAAAACAAGTTCAGGTAGTTTTTTCTCAGAATTTATCTAAAGGGAAATTATGAACTGGTTTCAAAAAAGCGCTGGTTGGGTACGTGAAAAACTAAACCCTGCACAAACAAGAATCGCACAAGAAAACGGTAGTCGCATTGGTACTACCGCTAAAATCGGATATCAAACTGCTTTTCAAAAGCTTGAGTCCGTAAATCGCTCAGTCAACATGCTAGTAAGCGCTTGCGCTAGTCTTGACTACGATGTAAAAGATAAATTAAATGATGGAATTGTTGCTGGCGTTCGCCAAAAACAATTAACCAATTTACTAAACTTTAGACCTAATCCATACCAAAGTGCACAAGACTTTCGTATGGCAATCTTCCAAGACTTAGTACTAGAAGGCAACGTGTTTATCCACTTTGATGGCGTATTCATGTATCACCTTCCAGCAATTAACGTACAGATCATGCCTGATACTAAAACGTTTATTAGCGGCTATTTGTACCAAGGATTAACAGAGTTTAAAGAATCTGAAATTTTCCACTTTAAAGATATTAATTCCAAGTCTATCTACCGTGGTAGTTCAAGACTTGAATCTGCAGACCAGTCGATTAATCTACTGTATGCAATGAAAGAGTTCCAAGATAATTTCTTTGATAACGGAGCCGTGTTCGGCTTAGTACTAACTAGTGATAACACACTTTCACAAGTTGCCAAAGAAAAGACTATTCAGTATTGGTTACAAAGATATAGCGCCAAAGGCGGCGGTAAGCGCCCAGTTATTTTAGATTCTGGACTTAAGCCACATTCTATATCAAACACAAGTTTCAAAGACATGGACTTCGATCTTTCGATGAATACCCATGCTCAAACCATTATGCAAGCTATTGGCGTTCCACCAATCTTATTGGAAGGCGGAAACAATGCTAACATCAGCCCAAACTTAAGACTATTCTACTTAGAAACAGTAATGCCTATTGTCCGACGTTTTACGTCAGCACTAGAAAGATATTACGGTTACGACATAGAAGCAATCACAAGCTCAGTTTCCGCACTACAACCAGAATTAAAAGATATTGCCGCATACCATTCAACATTAGTTAATGCAGGTATTATTACAGCAAACGAAGCACGATTAGAATTACGTTATCCTGTTATCTCAGGCCATGACGATTTAAGAATACCAGCCAATATTGCTGGATCAGCTGCTAACCCAGCTCAGGGAGGACGTCCCGCCTCCACTAAAGAATAATAAGGGGTAATATGGTAGACAAAAACAAAGTACTCACGCTAACGAGTACATTTACAAAAAGTGGCGAACTACCTACCAAAAACGATGTAATTGACTCTATCATGATCGAAGGCTACGCAAGTACCAACGATGTAGACAGACAAGGTGATATCGTGCCCACTAGTGTTTGGGAAGCGGGTATGCAGAATTACTTGAAAAATCCAGTAATTCTTGCCTATCACGAACACTGTGAGCCTATCGGTAGAATGGTAGAACATAGAATTGACGAAAAAGGATTGTGGATTAAAGCCAGAATCTCGGCAGCAGCAGAAGATGTGTTTAGTCTTGTAAAAGACGGCGTGTTAACTGCATTTAGCATAGGCTTCCGCATCGTTGATGCTGAGTACAATTCAGCTGCAGAGCTGTTTGTAGTAAAAGAACTGGAATTGCACGAAATCTCTGTTGTGTCAGTGCCAGCAAATCAAAATACAATTTTCAGTCTTTCTAAAGCATTTAACAGTGCCGAAGAATTTAAATCTTTCAAAATGCAATTTGCACCCAAAAGCGAGTCAGCTAAAGGGCTAGAATCCTCTACGGAAGCAAAAAGCGATATTAATAAGGAATGGAACATCATGGATCCAAAAGAATTAGAACAAATGTTGGCTAAGGCTGCCTCTACAGCCGCTGAGCAAACTGCAAAAGCAATTGCCGAACAACAAGCCAAAGCCGTAGCTGAACAAGCTGCAAAAGAAAAACAACAAGCTGAATTTGACGAAAAAGTCAAAGCAGCTGTTATCAGCAGCGGTCAATCCGGTGCAGAAAAACTATTGGCCGAAGTTGAAAAGCGTTTAGCTGACCAACAAGAGTCAAGCAAGTCAGTTCTAGCTGGTCTAGAAGCTGCTTTGAAAGAAAAAGCTGCTGAAATCGAAGCAATCACAAAATCTAAAATGTCTTTCCAAGACAGCAAAGACGGTATGTCTTATGCTGACAAAGAAAAGGCTGTTATGTTATCCAAGATGGCTGGTAAGTCAATCGACGGTACAAAACTAGGTCGTGAATTAGTACAAAAGTACGGTGCACACGTTCCTTCAGCTACATGGGAATTAGAAGTTTCTTTAAATCTAGAATCTGAAGTTCGTCGTCGTTTAGTTGTTGCTCCAGTATTCCGCAACATCTCTATGCAGACTAACGTAATGACAATCCCAGTAAATCCAGAAGCAGGTACTGCTACTTGGGTTACTAATGCTGACTTTGGCGCCGTTCCTGCTACTCTAGGTGCAGCTGGTGCTTCTGCTGGTAACACTGCTACTCACGCGCTAAAAGAGATTACTCTAAACGCATACAAACTAGCTACTAACGAATACACAGCATACGAAGAAGAAGAAGATTCTTTAATCGCTTTAATGCCAATTATCCGTGACGGTATGGTTCGTCGTGTTGCTCGCGCTGTTGACAAGGCCTTCTTGTTAGGTGCTGGTTCTGGTTCTGACCCTGTTAAAGGTCTAGCAAACTGGGCAACTAACACAACTGCTACAGGTAACACAGTTGCCGCTGGTATGACAGTTGCTAAGATGCGCACTCTACGTCAAGGTCTTGGTGCTTGGGGTCTAGACCCACAAGAAGTTATTTATATCGTTAACACCGATACATACTACCAATTGCTAGAAGACACAGTGTTCCAAACTATGAACCAAGTTGGTACACAAGCTACATTACTAACAGGTCAAATTGGCCAAATCGGTGGTAGCCCAGTGTTAGTTTCTGCAGAATTTGCTAGCCCAGCTTCTGGTGTTGCCGGTGCAATCTGCTTGAACCCAGGTAACTTCATTGTTGGTAACCAACGCGGTCTACGCATTGATACTCAAGAATTAGTTGAAACACAACGTCGTGTAATGGTAGCTAGCCTACGTACAGGTATGACACGTGTTACTACTAACCTAGGTAACGCTGTAACAGCACACAAGTACACAGCATCTTAATTTATTAAGTTGTTGACTTTGACAGGGCTTTCGAGCCCTGTCTTTTAAAAGGATTGTACCAGTCCTTTTAAAAGACAAGAGAGGCAAACATGGGATTAAATCTTACAACAAAAGCAGACTATAAAACCTATGCTGGAATTAAGAGTACTAACGAAGACACTGCTATTGATTTTATCATTCCCAAAGTCTCGGATTTAGTTAAAAATTACTGCAACAGAAGTTTTGTAGACTATTGGGACACACCTAAAACCGAAATTTTTAACGGCGGAGTAAAGAAGTTTATTTTAGCCGAATGTCCAGTAGCCACTATTACCAGCGTACAAGGTAGTACAGATTACGGCCAAACATGGACTAATCTAGAACAGTATAAAGAATGGGTACAAGAAGACGACACTGTATTGAGCTTGGACTCCAGTGGTTATTTTCCTAAACTAATTCGTGGTTATAAAGTTGTTTATACCGCAGGATATGATGACGTACCACCAGACTTAGAAATTGCTGTACTAGACCTAATAACTTACTATCGTAGGTACGAAGGCACTATTCATAGCGCTAAAGGTGTTGGCAGTAATACTACTCAAATCGAGTATATTACAACTACCAGCCTACCTGCACATATTCGCCGCGTACTAGATTTATACAGGGCAGACTATACATGAGTTTTACAAGAGCTGTTGACTTAGCCACGGCACTGCAAGCTTATGCTGTAAGGCAAAAATCAGATAAAACTTCAGATACTAATAGGTTGTTACAAGAGGTAAAGCTACGAAAAGGCTCTTTTGATACTTTATTTCCTACAATGTTTTCTTTGCATGGTTTAGACATTAAAGTTGCTATTGACAAAGCGGTAAGTGATAAAGATATTACACCAAATGCAGCAGCAGTTGCTGTTAGAGCAATTAATAAAGCAATGAAAGATATTGTTAGTAGATATCCAGTACTAGACACAGCTACGCTAAATGAAATAACAGCAATTGTTGATGCTTTTGTTAATGAGTTCAATACAGGCGGCTCAGATTCAGTATCTAAAGAAAAAGCAACACTTATGAACGCTCACATGGAGCGTTTAAAAGCAAAATTTAGCCAACCTTACATAGTAAGTTATTTTGAAGGAAGTATAGATAAACTACCTTCTGTTAAAATTGCACATAATAGTTTTGCTAACTTACGAACAATTGTAAATAATCGTATTAAAGAATCTATAGTTGAAGAGTTAGAAAAAAATAAAATAACAAACTCTAAGCTAAAAGACTCTACCTTTTTAACAACAAAAATTATTAATTGGGGACACACTCAAGCGGATAACTCTATTATTACTGGTAAGCTATTAGCAGAAGTATTGTCCGCTAGAAACGCTTTAAAAAATATAGACTCTCCTAATGAGGTATTTAAAGTAGTAGTTAGAGACTTTTTACAGCAAACTGGACAAGAAAAAACAGTTATTAAACTACATAAGGGAGACCTAACTAAAGGTGATCCTAATGTTTTGCAAATGGTAATAACTTCTGGAATTTTTCAAACTGTTGCTGTTCAAAACCGTCGTGAAAATCAAGAAGAATTAGGTAGTTTAGAGAAAAAGTGGAGTTTTACAGAGGCGGTATCAAGAAATAATTTACTTAAGGCATTGGGCGTAAATTCAATGCAAGCTTTAGTAAATATGTTACTAAAAGTTAAATCTTCGCCCAGTACTATTGATGATATTACTACTCTTGTAGTGTCTGCACTTAAAGGTAAAAAAGCACCTAGTACTAAAAAATCAACTACTTTACTAAATAAATCAACGCCAGTTAAAAAATCTCGTAAATCTGTTACTGTAGTTAATAAAAAAGGTCCCGCTTTAAGAAAAGACGGTGTTGGATTAGCCTCAAGTAGGGTTAACTTAGATTCTTTACTGCTACTAATCAACAGACAACTACAAGACGTTGTTAGTGCAAATATGGGTGACGGTACTAGCAAGAATATTTTAAATTACAGAACTGGCAGATTTGCAGGTAGCGCCGAAGTTATTAAGCTATCCGAGTCTCGTAATGGTATGATAACTGCTTTTTATAGTTATATGAAAAACCCTTACGCAACTTTTAGTGAAGGCGGTCGTCAGCAGAATCCTAAATCGCGAGACCCCAAGCTATTAATAAGTGGGTCAATCCGAGAAATTGCTGCTCAGCAGGTAGCAAACCAATTAAGGGCAGTATCAGTATGAGCCGCAGAACATCAATAGTTACCGCACTAGCCGCAAAACTTAACACAATTAATGGTCAAGCACCATATACCACTAACCTATTTAATAACGCTTATCCTAAACTTAAATTTTGGGATGAAGTTAATGACTTCCCAAGTGTTTATATAACACCTGGTTCAGAACAAAGAGAATATCAGCCAGGTGACTTTATTTGGGGTTACCTTGGAATATCTGTTAAAGTATACTGCAAAGGCGATGATAGTCAACAGCAGCTTGAAAAGCTACTGCAAGACATAGAAACTTGTGTAGACGCAAATCGTCAACTAAAGTACGATCCAGATATTAGAAACAACTTTGAAACAACAGAAATTTTGATTCAAAGTATAACTACCGACGAGGGTTTATTACATCCTTATGCAATCGGTGAAATTAATTTACAAGTCCGATATCAGGTCATGTAAGCAACCGTGCTAAAGTGCTAATAACAGATAAATGTCTAGTTTATGTACTAAAGCATTAACAAAAAGGAAATGAAATGGCATTTAATTTAATTCGTAACGCCAGAGTATTCTTTACCACTAAAGTTGACTCTTTTGGTGTGGTATCAACTGGTGCCGGAGCTGGCCCAGACATGACTACTACTGATACATTTGAAATTCAAGTATTGGATGGTTTAAGTTTTACTCAGAACACAACAACAGAAACTATTACATTAAATGAAGCTGGTGGAACACCTAACCGTGGTCAACGTAACTTCAATACTGCATTAGAACCTGTTGACTTCTCTTTTAGTACTTATATTCGTCCACGCGATGCTCAAAGTGCTGAAGGTACACACCAAGTTACTGCAGAAGAAAGACACTTGTGGAACGCTATGTTTAGTCAAGTTGCACTAAGCGGCGACTATAACTCAACTGGTACTACTGCTTGGACAGACAGTGCTTCAAACGCAAGTACTACAACATACGCTGTAGCAACATTAGCACAATCTAACAAAAATCAACTATTACCATTTGGTATGATTATTTGCTTGGACGACGCCACTTTTGTTATTGACAACTGTGTTATGGACTCAGCAACAATGGATTTTGGTTTAGATACAATCGCCATGATTCAGTGGGCTGGTAAAGCTTCAGCTATTCGTCAGTTTGGTAAAACTAACTTATCAGACAACGTAGGCCTAAAGAAAACTGTAGCTACTTCTTCTAGCGACAGCATCTTTGTTGGTGAAGCAGTACTAAAAGATACAAAAGCAGCTTATCTAGCTAACAAACTAAGTACAGTTACATTGTACAAAGATATTAACGGTAGTACAGTTGGTCCTTACGATATCGCCCTAACAGGTGGAAACGTAACAATTAGTAA